AGTTCTCTATTCCTATTGCCATGATTAAAAGGTTAAGCGTAGTTGATAAAGCAGAAGCCACACATTTGCAGCGGCTTCAGTTGAAGTAATAATTGCCTGAATTCTGTCTTTCTAGCAGCGGGGACAGTAGCGAATGTATTGATAGGATATCCCGATATGTAGAATGTATTTCTATAACCATATGCAGTAGCCAAATAAGCCTCATACAGCGCGTCTTTGCTCTCCTCCAGGTACTGCACAGCCTTAGTAACATTACTTGTCGCTAACTGCCCGTATTGCACCGATCCATACATCGCCATGCCATATTGAGCTACATGCGTAGTTCCTCCTAATATATCGTATGGTGATTTCGTAATCCATCCCGGGCCTAGTGGGAATCTGTTCTCATACACTCGGACATTAAACCCTGCCGCCTGTAACTGGTCTTCAATAAACTGATAATGACTGCGCCCGTAAATCTGCTCTCCTGGGTAGTTCAGCTTCTGATTGATAGCCGCCATCATATCAGCCAATGCAACCGTTCCGCTGTTGTAAATACCTAACCGCCTATACCAATCATTGGCATCATCAATGGTGAAGTTCGCATTGTCAGCAATCGCACTATCCAGTATTGACAATGCATCGTTCCAAGTCTGTTCCTGCACATCACCGATCGCGCTGTGCAGACGGTACAATATACCTCCGCCCAATGCGGCATCTCCTGAAATAAGCGGGTCGCCACCCTCGGTAGTGTAGAAATCACCGCCATCCTCTGTTGTGTATGTCCCGCCGCTTACTTTAGGATATGGCATCTTGAACGCCCTCCCGCGTGGGTAGAGCAAACGAGATAACCATATGAAGATCTGTTTATACATAGGTAACAGCGTTTAGCCAAGGTATCTCCCCGTTATCGAATTGATATGATGTAACAGGTACAGTCGCCACCTTGATAGTGACAGCCCCGAACCCTACACCCGGAATAGCCCGCGCCACAACAGGGATAAGGTTAAATGAGGCAAGTATATCATTCCTGTTTGCTATCGTGTCGGCATTTGCTATGAACGGGCGAACCGTAGACATGAACAGGTTAACAGCCGTTAAAATAAGGCTAGTTTGGTCGGCAGTCAATGCGGGATACCCAAACATGTTGATATTGACATCTACCTGCTTCAATGTTATCGGGTAGTAATGCACCAGGTGAACTCCTAGTGGCCTACTGTCTTCTATGGCTGTAGTAACATCGGTTATTATAGTTGCCGTCGGTGTGCCCTTGCCATCCGTACTATCGGCGGGTATTGCCTCAATGTATATGTCAATCTCATTAGGTGCGGCCAGTGTAGCATATGGGTATATCTGCTGCACCCCGTTTACGTTCAAACTACCTTCTTCACGGTAACTAATGGCGTTGTCGCCAGACGGGAGCAGTTGATAAGATGCCAGAGCCTTCGCCCTGTATTGTTCAATTGTCTCTGCATCATTTGGTATCGTACTTTCTGCCGTGACCGTTGCATTTGAATTGACGTTGATAAATGGTTGCGTAGCTGTGAGCGTATTGCCTACGCTCAATCGGCTAATCGTGCCGGCAGTGAGTGCCCTTAATGTTATTGTATCGGTGGTGCCCGTCATTGTATGGGCATTATCCAGTATAAACAGGAATCCCGGACTTTGGCTGCTATCATCGCTCCTGAATACAGATTGAGCTGGTACGACCGCACTTATCGACCCTGTTACAGTGCACGTATATGATCCCTCAGTTGCTGCAAATGGGTAGCGCCCGAGCTTCACGAACCCGAACCGCAATACCATCTCCGCATCGCAGGTATCAATCCATATGTTTTTTTGCAGGCTGGCCACTGCCAGGTATTGCAACCTGAACTCCCGGCCAAGAACTAAAGACAGGGCCCGCAAAAAGTTCTTACCCCATGCCGGCAAAACAACATCGAACGCTGTTTGCAGGGCCGTTAGGACCCGGTTGTATAATGTGGTAGTAGATGGTATGTTTATCATATTACATAAGTTAGGAACCCAGTTATCGGATTCCACAGGTAACTAAATGTTTGCCCGTCTATGGTTATTACAATGCTCAGCCTATTATCGCTTACAATGGTCGTTACTACTGACACCTTAGTCCCTGGTACATTAGCTGCGATGTATTCCAGATCAGCGTTAATGGCTTTCTCTATCTCTACCCTGCCTGCGCTGTTGAGCGCATATTGCTTCAATGCTGATTCAGTCAGGCTGTTGAACTGCTGCGCTGGATCTAAGAACTCATTGCCCCACCAGTCAGCTCCGCCGAACATAGATAGATACGGAATGTTCTCATACCCTGTAGCTATTGCGAGGTCATTACCCTGCAATACCAGATCACCACCGTTGCCGGTCTCTATCAGTACTAAGTCCATGCGGCAGTAGTTGATGTTACTTTAATACCTGGTGCGCCGTTCTCGTCAATCTTCACATCATGCCCGCTGTTATTGTTTATGTGTAGCTCTATTCGTGGCGGTGCTGTGTTGCTTGCGTGTTGACCTCTGTAAATATACTCGTGCTCTTGCTGCTTTTGCTCGACAGCCGGATTTGTTGCTGCGCTATCTACTGCATTAGGTCGTTCGGGAGCCAGCAAATCTTTTGTCTGAGAATGCGACTCTGCCGCTGCCGCACTTGTTAAGAAAGGGTGTCTGAAAGCATCGTACAATCCGCCGAAAAACTCCGGTATAGCGCCTTTCTTTTGTAAAGCATCCTGATGACCTTCGAAGTTTTTAAGCCCCCTATACTCCTCCAATTCATTATTATATAGCTGCATTGCTACCTGAGCCTTAGTTATAGGGTCTGCTAACTTAAGGAATCCGTCTTTTGTTTTTTCAAGTGCGCCAACGTAGTTAATGCTTGAATCATACCCTAGCCCAAATCCATTAGTCATGAGCGCCAAAGCCACTACTGCACCGCCTATTATCCCAATTGAGCCTAACAAGCCTAGATTTAATAAATTAAGGGCAACTGTTGCTCCTTTTGCGGCCATCTCATTTTCGAGCATCGCGCCTGTTAATCTACCAGTCAGAACTGTAGACAAGCCGACTACAAAGTTGTAAGCAGATAGCGCTAACCTAGCCCCTATTGTATACCCCTTCCACGCTAAAAACGCACTGCCTGCGATAGTTACGATGGTGACAAGCCCGTCCATATGGTCGGTCAAGAATTGCACCGTATCTTTTACGATGGTAAGCCCCATGTTAGCCGCACCGCTACCCGTTAACAGCGTAACCCACTTACCCGACATTTGGTCAAGTGCTACGCTCAAAGTATCGTTATTGGTAGCGGCCATTTGTGCCGCTGTACCGGTCGTATTCACTGCCTCCAAATACTTGCCAAAATCACCCGCATTATTCAGCAGACCCGTTGCGAGTGCGGCGTTCTCCTTGCCGAACACCTGCATGATAGCTACGTTGTCCTTAGCTATCTTCGACATTTCTTTAAGGCGCTCATTAATCGGTATCGCGCTATTGGCTACCAGGCTAATATTAACCCCCAGCCTTTGCAGCGATGCGAGCGCCTTCGGGTCCTGTGCCGTACCCTTACCCATTTCGAGCAGGACGTTACGTAATTTAGTACCCGCCTCGGTTCCTTTCTCAAACTTAGAGACGAGCTCAATCATTGCCACGCTCTCATTTATCTGAACGCCTGCATTAGCCGCGACTGTACCAAATGCCTGAATAGCATCTGCAGTATCTCGTATCTCAGAGCTACCCGCAACACTACCCGCAGCAAGTATATCTACCAATTTAGCAGCATCGACCGCACCCTTACCATACTGGTTAAGTATCTGAGTCACTGCCTCGCCCGCCGGCTGCAGCTCCATCTTAGAAGCCTGGGCAAGCAATATGGATGACCTTGTGACCGCAGCAAGTGCATCCGCGTCCTTCAGCAACTCTGGCTGGTTATTTGCAATGGCGGTAAAAGCCTTTGCTACCTCAACAGAGCTTGTTTTAGTCGCAGTGGCTACGTCTTGTATCTTATCCTTGAACTTATCTAAATCGGCTCCTGTTGCTCCTGTAATAGCCGACAAACTGGCTATCTCGGTTTGGTAGTCACTCAATGCCTTGCCCGAAAAGAAAACAGCGCCAATCGCGGCAGTTCCAATCGCTGCGGTCTTGACTATGTTTGATGCAAAGCCATTTAACGACGTAGTAATTCCCTTTAGCGGTACTGTCATGCCGTCTACTGCCGTGAAAATTGAGGGAATTACGAATGGCTGCATCTTACTTTGTCTTTTGTGTTGGGTGTAATTTCTTAGCTACTTCGTACCAGTATATCAGCCCTTTGTAATCTTCGTTATCTAAAAACAGCCTTCCTATGACAGAAGGCTGTGCCCAGTTAAAAACGCTCCCTACCGTTTCTATATAAACGTCAATGTTTTTAACACTGACATCGTTTAGCTCATAAAAAAAACCCCGATACTCTTAGCCACTGTAAGGTCTGTAGGGTCCATTTTGGTGATCACACCATATGGCTGACCCGTCAGCTCAGCTATGTTCGCCATCAACTGGGTATCGGCTATGTTCACCTTCAGCGCCGCGATAGCTTTCAGCAGGCTGTCAGTATCGATACGCGCCTTATAGGTCAGCTTATCGCATACCATTTCGCCCTTGTTATCGGTAACAGGTATTTGCAGAGTATGCACTATGCTGCCATCGTCATTGATAGAGATGATACCGTACTGAACGGCTTCGATAAGGTTGTCGATGGATACAGATAACCTTTCACGCCTCTTTGGTAATATCTTTTTGCGGTCAAGCCATGCCGATACTTCGGCTTCAGCTTGTTCTATTGGTAGTACTTCTTTCATTATTAGAGTATTTGTAATGATTCTCCGTTAAACTCAATGTCGATCAGGCTATCGTTACCATCGCCTGTAATGTCGCCAACAGGGAACCCGTTAGTCAGGACATAGGCAATGCCATTGATGTTAGTGAATGTCCAGGTAGACACATCGGTTGAAGCCGATAGGTCGCTCAGTGTTTCCAGATCCTGCCGGTTGTTCATGTCCCATGCTACCTTTGCCTTAAACGAAGCCAAAGTATTGTTCATGGTACGGATAGCCCTTCCCGAGCCATCTATAGAATTCTTGTCAGCCTTAGAACGCGGGCCGCCCAGATCATATGTACTTCCTTCTGCCGCCTTCGGGTAGAACTTAGCAGTGCCTAAAGTGGGGTGCTGTACTGTAATCTCTATTATATCTCCGCCTGTTGCCATTGCGTGTTATATTTTTTTAAGCGTTTCCGAAATTGAACCCTGCTTTTGCAGTAGTCGATACTATCCTTGTCATGCCTGTGCGCTGATAGCTGTAATTAACATCCAGCCTGTTAGGGTTGGTGCTGTTAATCGCTGCCGACATGCTCTGTTGCATG